TGGGCATCCGTGACGGATTTAACCACAAAACACGCACCTACGCATGATATTTCGATAAGTAGTGCTCCGACTGATGGAAACTCAAATGATATCAGTTCTGTAACTCTCACTATAACAGAAACCGCAAGAGACCCTGATGGATTAGGGGATACATCGGCAAACACATTTCTGGTGTTATACCCAGTAAATAACACCGGAAATCCCGATCTTCAAGATTTATCATTTGCTCTATCAGAAATATCCGAACGTGACGCGAGTTTGAATGATGCGTCTGCCAATACATCAGGAAGTTACACGGTAACATTCAATGTACCTGATATATCATACGGTCAAAATTTTAAATTATTATTTACAAACGATGTGAGTGGAAGCACCGGTGTAGAAACGGGTAAGTTGTACACGCGTACTAAACCTAATCCACCAACATTAAACTGGAAGGAGTATAGTAGCAGTTATTCGGATGCTTCTGGTAATGATTGGGAAACGCCAACAACCATAAAATATCTTGAAATTACGTTACCAAATACTGGTGCTGGAAACTATGGAGGAGATCCGTCATATAACAATGATAACTATGTTTATAATATAGATGTTAGTGGTAATGGACAAACACATACAGCATTAATAAAGCATGATCAAATTACCAGTACCACAGGTGTGATTCAAGCACATGCTGCTGGGGGTAATACATATATGCCGGCTTCAGCGGGTCAGCCAATATATCTACAATTTACGGATTTATCTGAAAATACAAACTACAACTTTAATGTAACTCTTAAGAGCATGGAAAGTGGTTTCGTCTCTGATGGAGCAGATATATCAGCTTCTACTGATATTACATTAACTAACTTTGATGATGGTGACTTTGCTTTAGATCTTACTATAAACAAAAACATTGCTACGGAAAGTGGTTATACCGATATAAATGTAGAAGAATGTACTTTAGACGTAAGTTTTACTTTTAGTGGAGATGGAGTTGACGATGGAACAAATGTATATGGATATTACATAATTGCAAATATCTCAGGACAACCGTTTGTCATATTATCAAAAGATTTAAGCGATCAAACGGTTTCGAGTCGGAATAGTTTTAATGATTCTCACACGTTTGATGTGAATAATCCTTTTGGTACCTTCGGCGGTTCTCCATCTCTTCCAGGTCTATTGATGCCAGAATTAACTGATATTTCTAATTTCGATGTAAATAATGGTCATATTATGGACTTAAAAGATCAAAATGACATCAGTGGTGAGTTGAATTATCCGAGGTACGGTATTGATATCACTTATTCTGTGAGAGTTGCTTTTATCGATCAAGAGAATAATAAATATACAGATTTCTCGTATAATCCATCATCAGGATCAGACAATGCGTTGATGGCAGAGACAGATGTTGGTTCAACTATACTTTCATCTTTTCCAATAATAACAAACGTTAAGGTGGACCTATCGAATAATAAGATTTTAAAGCTCGATATTAGTTTAAATCAACAAGGTGAGGAAATCACTCATTTTATGATTTTATCGCCTAATACAGGTGGTAATAATATGCATCATGATTTAACAATCCATGTAAATAATAACAATTATCCCTTATTTGGTAATCATCATTATCAAACAGTAAATTTGAATTTAGATATCGACGTTAATAATAAAGATATTATACTCTTTATACAGAATAATAATGGTGCTAATTTATATTATTTAGATAATTTTGATCATGATACTAATTATAACAATAATACAGGCTTAAATCTTCTCAATAACGCATAATAACTTTAAGATATGAAATATAAATGATGTTATCGTAAAATGATGAATCCACAATTCATCATTTTATAAAATCAATTGAAAAGTATTTTTTTATGTTTTGTTTTTACGGGGTCTTTTTTAATTGAAACCCATTGCGCTTTTTTCACTGGCGCAGGTTGTGTTTTCACTGGCGCTGCTTGTGTTTTCACTGGAGCGGACGATTGTTTACGAACTGGTTTAACCATTCTATTTCTTCTAGACGATGCGTTTAAAGTAAATATCATTATACAATTAGTGTAGAAAAAAAGATGAATGAAATAAATAGTTATCAAACATTATCAAACACTCCATTTTGAATAAAGTTGTGTGTATGATTCATAACATAGTCCGATATAGAGGACGACGAAGAAGCACTTGAACTCGTCGCGCTTGTAGAGGAATCGGTGTTTCCAGACGAATCATCAGTTGTGGAATCATCACTTGTGGAATCATCACTTGTCACTTTAAAGACAAGTTGACTATTGATTAAATATTGATATACGTTGTCAAATGTAAAATAAAGAAGAATAACCGAAATAAACAAGGATAATAAAATAATATTCATATTATCTGCATCACTTTTTGAACGAATCACAAAGTAACATAATGCGTAAAGTACAACAAGGTACATTATTTTTAAAATGAGTTTTGAAAGTTCCATTTATAAAATATTAAAATATTAAAATATTATTTTTTCCCAGTTATAACGTTTCTTATTTGAACTGCTTCATTGCGTTCATGTGTTTCTAAAATACATTTTCCAAGGGCAAGAAAAATCGTTTCATCGCACATGGGTTCATATGCTTTCGTAGAAGTACACGGACTAATCCTATGAAAATACCAATCTATATCCTTTTTATTTTGTATAGAAAGACAAAAACGGTTTCTTTGGGTTAAAGACATATAACAAATCATACGAAAATATTTGAACTATACGACCAAAAATAAATACCCACGAAGCATTTTGAAAACAGATCCAACACATTATATCCAGCGTTCTTAAACTGTTCTTTCATTAAATAAAATATACCGTACATGGCCCACAAGATGAAAAAGGAAAAGTAAAGTAATTGGTTTGCACTATTATTTCCTTTTTTCGTTTTCATCAAGTAGGTGTAATAAAGGAACCCATATAAAAGGGCAAAAAAACCAAAACCAATGATGTTTGCACTCGGTTTCGCAATAACCTGTTTTTCTCCTAAATAACCGGACCCAAGCATGCCATAATTGAATAACAATATCCACAAAAAGTCCATGAATTTCACCCCTCTTTTACCACTATTGTATTGAAATGCTAAGATTAATACCAGTAGCATAATTGGTGTGGTGATCATCCAATCTACATAACGATTGTCATTGATTTCGTTTTGAAGAGTTTCATCGTCCACATCATCTTTTTTGTCTTTTAATTTAGTAATAAAATTTCCGTAAAAAAAAGCAGCAACGATACTAATACATGTTTCTAAATTCAGAATATGTCGCATGGCTACAATATTGGTTCGCAATGATTCAATAAAAGTAATTGTTCCTGTGGTGACCAAAAACGCATAAGTAATATAAAAACTGTGATAAAGGGTAAGGTTCATAATTAACAATTATAATATAGATGAATATAAAAACTTATATATAACAATACCAATAAATGCCTCGCATAGACTCGCAACAAAAATTAGATTTTAATCAAGTATTGATCACACCAAAACGGTCGAATTTGAATTCCCGCAGTGAAGTGGATTTATACCGTACAATTTCATTTAAAAACGGACAAACGTGGACGGGTATTCCCATTATATGTGCAAATATGGCATCAACAGGAACCTTTGAACTCTATGACGTATTGAGTCAATATAAAATGATAACTTGTTTTCACAAGTTTTATACAAGTGAAGATTATGAAACCTTTTTTAAATCAAGTGACGAAAAGCAAATCCCTGTGAACCCAGACTACTTCATGATTTCCACGGGAATTAGCGAACAAGACTATGAAAAACTCACGGAAATCGTGGATAAGTTTCCAAATCAGGTTAAATGGATTTGTATTGATATTGCAAATGGGTATATTCCTAATTTATTGACCTTTTGTAAAAAGGTGCGACAACGGTTTCCGGATAAAATTATTGTTGCTGGAAATGTAGCGACTCCTGAAATGGTGAATACATTGTGCCTGGAAGGAGATGTAGATGTGGTGAAATGTGGAATTGGACCAGGTAGTGCCTGTACCACGCGGTTAAAAACAGGAGTCGGTATGCCTCAACTATCTTGTATCATGGATTGTGGAGATGCCGCACATGGAGTCAATAAATTCATCATAGGCGACGGCGGTATCACGTGCCCGGGTGATCTTAGTAAAGCTCTTTGTGGTGGAGCGGATTTTGTCATGATGGGGGGAATATTTGGCGGACATGATGAAAATCCAGGAGACATTATAGAAAAGGTGATACACGGACACAACGGTCATAACACCATAAAAAAATACAAACAATTTTACGGCATGAGTTCGACCCACGCCATGCTAAAATTTTATGGAAAGAAAAATGATTATCGGGCAAGTGAAGGAAAAGTCGTGGAAATACCTTATAAAGGTCCTCTAAAGGATACGATAGAAGATTACTTAGGCGGTGTTCGTTCTACGTGTACGTACATTGGATCCAAATGTATTAAACATATGCCAAAATGTACGACTTTTGTTTTAGTGAGTCAACAAGTGAATAATATATTTAGCTAGCACACGTATATAAACATATTTTCAAATACACATATACATGCTACATAATTATAATAAATATCAGAGGCGAATTCATCGCGAATTAGACGTATTGCGCGCCCAATATGCGATTCAATTAAAAAAATATAAAAACAATCAAACGCGTATTTATATTTTTGATGAAAAACAACGTTTTTTAACGTTTGTGTTGCCATTAGATTATCCATTTAAATCTCCCTCATTATGTTTTTATAACAACAATACGGGCGAACTCATTGAAAACATGAAATTATTTCATAGTTTGTCTTCTTTTTACACAAACTATTTTGAATATTTGTATCATATTCATAATCCAAACAAATGTTTATTATGTTGTTATCAAAGACCTCAATGGAGTCCAGGGAACAAACTCATTATGTTGTTAAACGACCATAAAAAAATAGAAGAATGGTTTTATATCATTCGCAGTGCTTATTTTGGAAAAAAAGCATTAAACAAACAAAATAAATTAATTAAAGACATTATAGAAATAATCGTACAATATATATATGAACCTTATCCCGACCTATAATGAAACAAAAGAAGCACTGGTATATACGTGGGGAATGATTTATTTGTTTATGCAATTTAATATGAAACATGTTGGAGTTTATGTAAGTGATTTTAAGGAAACCTTTTTACAAAACCCTTCAACTCAAGTAGATACTTCAACTCAAGTAGATACAACA